TTGAGTTGGAAATGCACCAGGTTGTACTTGTGCAAGTTGTTGACCAACTAAACCTAATCTAGTGAATGGTTCGAATTCTGCTTCTCTTGCTGCTGCCGCTGCTGCATCTGCAATTGCTTGTTGTTGTGCTTGACCAGCTTGACCTAATTGTGTTTGGTAAGTGCCAAGACCTTGTCTTGCAGCTAAGTCTTGTGCTGCCGCTGCTTGTGCTTGTTGAAATCCTTGTGCTAATAATTGTGCTTGTAATGCTGCTCTACTCTGTGCCGCTCCTCTTGCAGCCTCTGCTGAAAGCACACCTTCTCTACCACCACCAAAAGCTCCAGCTCTTATTGCTGCATCACGTCTTGCTGTATCTGCAATTGATTGTTGTCTGTCAAATTCTGCAAGTGTAGTATCGATCACCTCTTGTTGATAAGGTGACATAAATTGTTCAAAAGCTTGTGGTCCTACTAATGATTCTAATCCTGCTGCTGCAGTTCTTGCGTCTTTTTGTAGTTGTGATTCTGCTGCAATTGTTGGCGCAAATTTAGATACATCAATTGTTTGACCTACTAAAGGATCAATCTTTTTTAAAAAATTAGTTAGTGATGCTTCTAGTACCGGTGCCGGTCGTGTTATCGTAGTTGTTTCAGCCATTATGCTCTTGCCTCTAATCGGTTCATTGTCTCGTACATTCTTCTTGCACCTTCATTAATATTACCACCGCCTGCTCCTCTTACAGCATCGGCTGTCATTACAAATTCGTTTTTGCTTAATCTTGCAGGGACATCGTCCGCTCTCTCTTTTTTACCTATTGGCACGAACCCACCACCTCGTAGATCCATTTCTTTACCGCCAAGATCCATTATACCACCATCTTTCATTTTTACAACACCACCATCTTTTAATCCTAACAAGGCAAATGTTTCATTAATTACGTCTTCAGAGTGATTACCTGCAATCATAGCAGCTCTAATCGCTGCTCTTCTAGCATCATCAGAAGCTATCTGTGCCTCTCCAGTTCTTCTTTCATATTCTGCTAATTCAGCGTTATAGTCATCTAAAGCTTGTTGAGCTGTATTTATTGCATCTTGTGTAATCTGAGTTGTTATCGCTGGACCTGCAGCTTTACCAATTGCTGCAGTTGTTTTTAAAATTCCCTCGCCAGCTTGTGAAGCTGCTTGTCCTTGTTGAAAGAATTTTTCTGCACCTTGTAGTGCTTTAATTCCAACATTTTGTGCTTTTTGTCCAAGAGTTAATTCAGGATATGGTGTAGTTTTACCAGGGACATTTAATTGTAAACTTTTTATACCTTGTCCTGGTTGTGCTAAATATCCAGTTCCTGCCGCTGCTATTATGGGTGCTATATCGAAATCTCCTTCTGATCCCTCTTGTGCTAATTGTGCTCCTAAAGATCCTAACCCATAAACTCCTGCGGCTTGTAATTTAGTTAAACCAGAAAGTAAACCCATTTGAGGACCTAATATAGGAGCAAACGCAGCTAAATATGGTAATGCGGGTTTAATTTCATTAGGTATAACTTTATCTAATACCTTTGCTATTGGTTTAGTGATTTTTTTAAATACTCGTTTTATCTTTTTAATTGGCATAATATACTAATTTACTTGTTTTTATCTTAATAATCAATCGCTGATATTAAAGCCAGCGCCTATTTTTATCTCCTCTACAGTCACATTTACGTCTCTTCTTATGTGTTCTGACTTGGTATCTGTGCTTGGATTTTGCACATCTGCCAGAGCTTCTGCATCAGACATATACTCTTTGCCTGTAACTGTATTAGTTAATGTAACCTCTGTTTTAGGTGTGATGACTGGCACTCTTTTACCATTGATTGTCTCATACCTAACAGAGGCTTCTGTTTCTATAAACGGCATTATCTATCCTCCCTGTTAATTTCTAATACTGATGCAATTACATCAACTGCACCACTGCTTGCTTGTACCTTTAATATCTCACTTTCCATCATAATTAAAGGCTCACTTAAAACTTGTTCTTTTTCATTAGCAGATAAACTAACTTGGTTATCTACTACAAAAATATTAGAGCTAGAATCAACTAAAGTAACTTTAACTACAGCTGAACCAGCAGCATCTTCGGCTGCTAAAATAGATTTAACAATAGCACGAGAGTTATTTGGTACTGTGTATAAAGTTGTTAGATCTGTATTTGTTAAACTTTTCTTTTCGTTTTTATATATATTTGCCATTAACCTAATCCTAACCAAGTAAATCGTTCTTGGTCCTCTTTTTGTTGTGTTAAATATGTTGAGTTTAATTGTTCTATAATTGTAGTCAAAGCTCTGTTTATCTGTCTTTGGTTATCTTCACTATATTCTTTTTTAGGTTCCGGTAATCTTACTACTACTTTTGTCATTATCCTCTCCTTCCATCAGGTTGTAGATCTACTTGAAATGTGCCAAATCTCCATGACTCACCTACACTAGTATTTTCTATTTTTATATTTGCGTATCGACCTCTAGCACGTGTATCTACTTTAGTTGTGCTAGATGTAATTGTAAAAGGACTTAATGATGTTTGTGTGTCACTATCTGCAGGGAAATCTTTTATTGCTAATGTAATTTGATTGTTACCAGTTAATACTTTAAAGTTTGGTAAAAATCTTCTCATAGCTAGAAATACTTCACTCTGATCTTTTTGCAAAGAAAAACTAAATGATTTAATAAAAGATGTTAAAGCAGTTACACTGCCATCTGGATTTACTTGATCAGTTCCTATCTCGTGTTCAAAAAATACGGTTTGACCTAAACCTGTTTCACCAATAATTTGTGGAAACGTGCCTGTGTTAGAACTATTATAAGCTGTAGCATATGGTTTAGGATACACTAATGAATCAATCCAACTTGTTCTAATTGAATTTGTGTTTGTGCCTGTATACCAATTACCCATAGGTAATCTTGCATTGTCTTGACCATAATTATAAACCACATACCTATCATTAAAATCTGCGTTTTGAGTTGGATACCACCATATGACTTCTGTAAATAGATTATTAATACCTGCATTTATTTGTTGACCCTTTGTAGTATTACAATCATCATAAACATAATCTTCAACAGAACAAGGTAATGTATTAACTGTACCATCAAAAGAGAAGAATCCATTATTACCCATCCAGTATGCAACACCATCAATTTCAATTGCTGCGTTTTTACCAATCAACCCACAGTTTGTTCCCACTTGTTCAAAACCAAATGTAAATGGAGCTCCAACAAATTTCATTGTATACAAAGCATTATCAGTCCAAATCAAAATATTTTCTTTTGCAACTAAGCCTCCCATAATTTTTGTACCATCTTGTAGTCTTTGTGTACCTGCAGTGTTAGTTGCTTGTGGTGTATATTTATTTATATTTTCATCTTCAGAAAATCTTATAAACATATCATCTTGTGTATCAGGACTTCCAATGGTTGTTTCTGTTCCAAGATGAATTAAGTGTCTTGTTGTTGGTGATATAAGTGTAACTCTAGTAGCTGTGGGATTACCACTATCTGTTGCAGCATCTATTCTTGTTTCAAAACCAGATGTTACCATAGAGGCTCTTGTTGTAAGTCTTGCTGTAATACCAGCGTTCCAAGTAAAAGTTTTACCATTTGCAATTGTTGCAACTAATACTTCACCAAAATTACTTAATGACCAAAGTCCTGGTTCTAATGTTACTGATGATGCTTCAACTGCACTACCAAATCCAGAAAAGCTTGTAGCGTTTGTAACGGTTGCACCAGTGCTGTGGGCTTGTCCATTTGATGTTCCAAATGTTGCTGTGCCTAACGCTCCTCTAGTAATACCTGTAATGTCAGATCCAGCTATACCTGTGTAGGTAATTAATTCATCACCAACAGCTATCGTACCTGTTGTCGGAAAACCAGTTGTTGATGTTAAAGTTATTGCTGTCCCCGATCCACCTGTACCAGCCGTATCTGCGAGCAATCCTCCATTAAGAGTTGTTGTTAAAGCACCAGTAATTGTGCCACCATAGTTTCCAATACCAAAACCATAACCATAAGATTGTGCTGCAGGTCCAACAGGTTGATAAACTTTAACAGTCATACTACCACCTGTCGATATAACTGCAGATGCTTGGTTTAAAGAGTTAATTGTAAATGTCGTAGGAGTTGGAATTGTTAATACCTGAAATAATTTATTTTCAAAATCACTAGCGTTTAATCCAGTGCCACTTGGTAAAGTAACTGATGATAATTCTATAATATCTCCTACAGATAAATCGTGATCTGTGCTTGTTGTAATTGTACAAGTTTTAACTGATGTGCTATTTGTTGCTAATGTTGAACTTGTAAAAGAATCTACAACTCCTGCATTGTTACATCTAAAAGGTGTTATATCAAAAAGTTGACCTTCAAAATATAATAATAAAAATTTATCTGTACCAAGTGCAACGTATCTATTACCTTCAGTGTCTACAAAAGCATGTTGTTTTCTAGCAACACCCACAATAGATTCATTAAGAAGTGATTGCCAACCACCTACTTTTTCTGGCAAGCCGTATCTAAATCTTACATTATCAGAATCAACCCAACGACCCTCTGCTCCAACAGCAGTGTCTTGTTTGTCAATACCAGGAGCAAACTTAATTTTAGTAAGCATGCTTTACTCCTATGATGTACTATTAGTTTTTATTTGCCAACCTTTTGTGGCAGTTGTAAAGATTAGTGTTACACATTGATTGTTTGTAGTTAAATCTAAATCAGATGTACCACCTTGAATATTTGATCCATTTCTTGCAACAACACATTTGTTAGTTCCAAAGCCATTAGATGCAGATACATCCATAATAGTTACTTCATCTCCTTGTGCAGGTGATGCAGGCAGTGTGATTGTTACAATGTTAGCAACGGTGTCAACACCAATTTGATCTCCAGCAACTGCTGTATATGTTGTTTTGCTAGCTGCAGTTACTTCCGTAAATCCTTTTTCCATCATAGCTAAAGTTGTAGCTGGAACACTACCTCTAGAATAAACTAAAACTTTTGCACCCTCTGGAAGAGGCACTTGTGTAGATGCGCTTTGACCTGTTGTTAATAAAGTTACTGTATAACTATCACCAGCTCCACCTCTAGTAGTTCCATCTTCTACAAAAAATACTCTGTTAGCATTACCACCAGATGTAGTTGCTGGCATTGTTAAACTTGCGTTACCAGATAAAGTTCCTGTAACTTTAATATATAAATTTTTACCATTCGCAGTTGCATCTCCGTCGGCCAAACTTAAGTTTACATTACCAGAACTTAAAGTTACCTCTACATAACCCGATGCTGCTGTTTGTAATAATTGTAAATTAGTATTTGTTATTGCTCCCCATAGACCTGCTTTTTCGCCGGTTGCTACAAGTTCTAATGATAAATCTGATGAAAATGTTGATGCCATATTAATAAGGTTTTATTGGTGTCCAAACCATCGTTGCTCCTGGTACTATATCGTTCCACGTAATAACTCCTGGTTCTACTGTATCTAATGATAAAGCGTTAGCATCAAGAGTAAAATTAACGTCGGTTGTTATTGTAACATTACCTGTAGCCAAGGTCAAGTCAACACCTGAAGGTAAAACCTCTATATCTATGTTAACTTCTACGTTACCTGTGTTTAAAGTTACTTGAGATCCAGATACTGTGTGATCTACATCTGTTCTAATACTTAGAGTCCCTAGGCCTAATGTAAGTCTATTTGGATCAGCTTCTTCTGTAACTGCGTCTGCAATAACTCCAGCACTGCCAATACTAATAGTTACTTGATTACCTGTTACCGATACGTTTACATCACTATCTGGGCCTGATGTAGCAAAAGGTAATGCTGATATTGCGTCAAATCCTAAACTCATAAAATTCCTTAAAAGGAGACTGTGTGGTATGTGGTGGTGACACAGCCTCCATCTAAGAATTATATCATCGTTTAAACCAAGAAGGAAGACCTAAATGTGGACGTTTGTCAAACATGTTATCTCTCGATCCTGGGGTCTTACGATTATTATAATGCAAAAAAACCTGTACACATTCTTTACCTTTAAATTTTTCTCTCCAATGCTCTAGCTTGCACCCAGAATAAACCAACATATCTCCTTGTTTTAAATCTATTCTAATACCTTTTGTGTTATCAGACACATATCCAACACCTGGTTTTACTCCACCTTTATCTGGATTTGGTTCTAGATATATCGGCCAGTCATCACCACCAAGATTCATGGTCGTAGATATCTCACAAGAAAATCTATCTTTGTGCCTTTTAAGTTCATCACCTTTTTTGTATATTCTCGCATACGTGTATGCAGGATATAATTTTAATCCTGTTGCTTTTTCCATATCTGGTTGACATTTAAGTAATAATGTTTCCATAGCCATGTTAGCATATTGAGAATATGTATTTGGTATCTGTTCATTCTCTCCTTCATAATATCCTATGATGGTTTCAAACGGAGAAAAATATCTTGATTGTCTACAAGTATCATATACTTGCTTTTGCATTCTAAAATAGTTTGCAATAAATGTAGCTAAATCTTTTGATATATC